CGTAACTATACACTGATTTAAAATGACTTGACCAAAAAGCAGTTGATTCTCCAGAACCAATTTCAAGAAGTGTTTTTTCTTTTAGGTCTTTAAAGTTGAGTAGAAAGAAGTTCATAAAAGTAAAAGTTAAATTAGGATACGGACTTTCCATCACTATCCTCCATAAAAATTTCTAACCCTTTTTTCTTTGCTGGTTCTTTTTTCTTTGGTTTATAAACATCTTCTTCCGGTAAAAACAATTTTGTATCAATCCCTTCAACATAATAAGAAGAATCATCTCCTTCCATTGTAGTAAATGAATCGTATGCATCTCGCTCAATCATTTTGTTTCTTACATGACTTTGCTTTTTCTCTTTCGCAATTCGTCTAAGAAAAGCGTAATAGATTATTTGTGTAAAGTACGCAAAAGGATTATTAGATTTTTCTGGATTAAAGTTTTTAACATATTGCAAACAGTTTTCAATACCATCAGAAATCATATCTTCTCTGTATGTATAATTAATAAAGTTTGGTTTGTAAGATAGGTGAGTAGCAATTTTTAGAAAACACTCACCAATATAATCTGTAACGGGCGGTGTTTGGATTTCATTCTTTTCAGCAAGGTCATATCCTTCACGCCACTCAATCATTGCTCGTAAAAATTCTTTATTATCGACATAATGAATACTTTTTTTCTTTGCCATTTAAACTCCTCTCAATTATCATTATACTAATAATACACTAATAGAATATAATTGTCAAGACCCATAAGGGGACTTGACAAAGGGTCAAAATTTGTCTATTATTACTATGTGGAGTCTTCAATGAATGAGTTTAGAATCTACTTTAGCTTCTCTTAGAAGGTCATCATATACCTCTTCATCCATATCTTCTTCTGGAATTAGGTTATTACTACCGTCCCAATCAGCATCAATTCTAAGCATCACATATTCATAATACTTTGATAATCCTACGGAGGCATCAGCTATCAAGATACACTGACTCTTATCTATATTGAAATACTTTTGGTCTGTAAAATGATGCATCCAAGGCGTCAGGTTCAAAGTTTCCCCCACTTCACCTATTCGGTTCTGTATTGGAACAACATCCATTTTTAATGGATTCATAATGTCGTACATCATATCATCGTGAGCGTTTAGTTCACACACAATCATTTCGCCGTTAGACAATTTCAAAACTTTATAAGAATCTAAATTCATTTTAAGTTTATCCTTTTAATTTCATAATCAAATTGTTGGTCATCATATATATTTATACGTTCTTTAAAATGTCTCAAAGTGAAATTGAGTTTAGAATCGAGGGAGAGATCGTCGGCGATATCGTATAGCCGTAACGTCTTGTCACCCCCTTGTTGCCGCAAACCCCGCCCCAGTGACTGAAGCACCCTGATTTTGCTTTTTGAGGGGCTTGAGAACACGATGTTGTGAATGTTACGAATGTTAATCCCAGTGCTAAAAGTCCCATAACTCGCAACGATGATGGCATCTTTTTCATTTTCTACAATCTCCCGTATCTCTTCTCTGGTGTGTGTATTGACACCACCATATACAAAGAAAACCTTTCTGTCTTTATATTTATCTTTAATTAAATTATAAAGAGGTTCACCATGCTTCTCTACGAATTGGAAAAGGCAGAGAGTGTTACCATTGCAATAACCCACAAGGTTGCATAGAAAAATATTCCTTTCAACCTTAGTGACGATGTATTCCAATTCTGCCGCATACTCAAAGTCCTTTACTATTTGTCTATCCTCATCAGGATATTTTAAAATTATACATTTAATTTTTAAGTCTGCTAAAGTTTTATTGTCAATTAATTCTTTGGTTGTTATTACATATCTTGCTTTACCAAACAAACCCTCTAACACCAATCTATGTGTTTGAGTTCCATCTAATGTACCTGTCAATCCAAATCGATACTTACAAGTGTCAAGTTTTGTTAGGATACCAGTGAGTGACTTAGCTTTAAACAAATGTGCTTCATCACCAAATACAGCACCAAACTGTCTAAAATATTGTCTAGGCATTCTGTGAATAGATTGCCAAGTGGATATTACAACATCCTTTGTTACTTTTTTATCATGACCTTGATATATTTTTTGACAGTATGTTTCAGAACTCCACCCATAATCTTCAAAGTCTTTATACATCTGTTCGACAAGCGAAGTTGTTGGAACCAAAATTAAAGTTTTTAGTTCCATCATCTGGTAGTAACGAATGAGACAGTATATTATTAGTGACTTGCCGGAAGCAGTAGGAGAAATAAGCAAAGAACGATTTGTGGCAATAGCATGGGCAATGGCATCAATTTGATAATCTCGTACTTCAATCCGTTTTCCATCAAGGGTTGGTCTAAGCCCTCGTATAAATCCTTGCACCACACTTCTGGCCACTGTGCGTTCACTTCTAACTCCGGCTTCCAGTTCATAATTTTCACCATTATTTTTAAGGTACTCTTCTATATAGGGAAGAAGTCCTACATATATCTCACCTGTGACAATATTGTACAATCTGATTTTTCCATCCCACATCTTGCTTCTGTATGCAGGCATGTATTTGAAACCGGGAACTTCAAAGGTAAAAAAATCATTGAGTTCAGCAGCTACGGATGGTTCAACATCAGACAAGCTTAGATATACTTCGCTCTTTTTAGATATTAGCATTTTGGAAAGTTCCGACTTCCCCATACTCACCCCTAACAATAATATTCCAAGATACACTAATTCTGTCTACGGGAGTTGGAGGAACCCAATGTTGCAACCATGCTGGAAAAATATATCCAGTGCAGGGCAAACAATTGAACTGAACCATATTTGAGTTATACTTGTTTGATTCTTTTCTTGGAGAGAGAACACTTGCTTGAACTCTAGGATCAAAAAATTGAATTGGTGATGCTGGAAATTCAGAATGAAGATAAAATACTCCAGAGAGTAAGTTGTTGGAATGTGTATGTGGTGGGTGAGATTGATTGGGCTTTAGATGATTTGACCACATGCTTGTAATTTCTATTTTATCAAACTTGTATTTTAAATCATTTAAATATTTCTCATTCTGTTCATGAATAATATCTACCAATTTTCTAAATGTAGATAGATTCTGTAATCCATCTTTAGATTGATTCACCATATCTACATTTTCATTTGCTAAAATATAAGTATCCATTTGTGTTACATCAAGTGCATTGAGATCATTAAAACCACAATTAAACTGATACACTACCGTTGGAAATATTTCATGTTTATTTACATTAACCATGATATTACGCTCCACCTTTCGCCTTTTGTTACTGGTTTAACCTCATGAGGAAACATGAAGTTTGATGGGAAAATTATTGCAGAACCGGCTTTGGGTTTGTATTTATTTTCTGCAACAATAATTTCTCCCCCTTCATAATTATCATTTAAAAACAAGAGAACCGAGACTTGGGGGTATCCATATTTTTGACCATGAGAATGGTGTATATTGTCAATATGTGAGGACATAAAACCATTAACACCATACTTGTTAATACGAAAGTCAGTATGATGAATGCAAGCAAAGTGTTCATGTTCTTCTCCATAAAATCTCATAGACTTTAATACGGCATCTTTCAAAACTGGATAAGGTCTGTTTTCTTCTCTAACCCAAACCTCATCCATTCTAACTCGTTCTTCGCTATTGTGGTTTTGTCCTTTATGACTAGAATATGTTGATGGATTCCAGTCCCAAGGATAATTATAAATTCCTTCTATTTGACTACCAGAAATAACATCATCATAATAACCAATCCACTTTCTCATCAAAAACCTCCGGCAATAAACTTCTTCCAATCTGCGGCAGTACGAATATCCCACCCTCTATTATCTATGGACTTTATTATGCCGTCTATAAACTCTACGATTGTTTCATAGTATACAATTTTTTTCTCAGTCTCAATAATCTCATCGTCAGAATTGATATACATTTGAAGGTCTGTCTTTAGAACTTTGAGATCAAAAGGTTTTGCAGCATAAATCTTTGCATCAGATTTGCCGCCGTAATATTCCCATTTTTGGCGATACAACCTTTTATGTTCAGCTTTGCACTGAAACATCATAAGTTTATATTTGGACTTATAGTCCAACCATTTTGGTTTGATGATTTGATTTTTATAAGATTGTTGGTGTAGGTCTTCATCATCTAATATAATAAGGTCTTCTTTGGCTTCCACCTGTAGTTCACTTAACTTGTCCATTTATTTCCTTTACAATGTAGTAAATTCATATATCTGATATGAGAATGTCGCACTCGCTGTTATATATTGAACATCTGTACCTTCTTGACTGAATTGCAATGCACTAAGAGATACGGGATACATGTTCTGAAAATCAACTTGAATAATTGCATTATTTTTATTTGATAATATTATTAAGTTCGCATCAGAAAATAATGCATTTGCTGGAGTTGATTTTCCAACCCTTTCGGATGACGGATTAGATATAGATACACTAGGTGTAGTTGATGTATTTGATCTAAAATCTCTAAACTGCTTTCTATCTTTTGGAAATCCTATAGCAGTCATCCACTCATGTAATGACCTATAGTTTTCTAAAAACTCGTCAACTATAAAACTAATAGTTAATTGTTCATATGTCAGTTTATCACCCATAACTGGAATGGATTTAAACGGAGTTTCAAACACAGCGTCACCCAGATTGATGCCGGGAATATTTGCAGCAGTTGTGAAAAACTCAACCTTCGGTAATTGGTTAATACCAAAACGAAATTGAGTTGGGCTAAGATAATCTAACTTATCTGGTTGTCTTTCTAGTGCAGTTGACATATAACTATTTATAAAGAAAAAAAGGGGAGAGCCGAAGCCCTCCCCAAGTTTATAGTTAAGTTTCTTATTCTTACATTAGGTTCAATACTTTTACCCGACGATAGTAAGAATTTTGGTTCGCTGTAAGTGCGATTGTAGCAGCAGTATTTGCAGCTTCGGCACCAGCAACGGCGAATGGGTTAGCAGCCATACCATAACGGGTCTTGAAACCAATTTTGGGCTGGAAGTTATTCTCACCAACCGCACGAACCATTTGCAACGGAACGTATGGGCAGTAGAACATACCAGCATCGTAAGGCGAAGAACCTTTGTAACCAACAACATAATACTGCGAAGCAGCAACGTTGGCAGAATACGGATCAACATAGACTTTATATCGTCCATTAAGAACACCAGCAAAGGTAGTTGTCGTATCATCAACATTCAAGTTGTTGTTAAGTGCAGGTGTGTAGTCAAGGATACCAGCCATCTGAAGAGCAGACGCAACGTCAGCAGAACAGAGAAGCATGTTACCTTTACCACGACGAGTTTGCTGACCAATCGCATTCGCATCACGTTCAATGGCAAACATTAGACCTTTGAATTTCTCAACAGACCAACGACCATTAGAGTCGGTGTCCAAATCGAAGATACCAGCAGTCGTTGTGTTAGCTTGTGCACCTTTAACAGCAGCAACATAAACACGACGAACAACTTCACGGTTAATTTCAGCAAGAATTTCCGAACTAAGAATGTTCGCAAGTTCTGTTTCAGCGTCCAAACCATGAACTGCTTTAAGATCTTGAGCAAGTTCCATCGTGTACTCAGCCTTCAGAGCACGGGTAACGGCAGTAACCGTTGATTTGTCGATAGAGAATGCCATCTCAGCAAATGCATTTGTGGATGTATCACCCACCGCTTCACCCTGAGCTGTCGTCATACCAGTTGCACTAGTGTAAGTACCAGCAGAAGGGCTGTCGTTGAGAACGGCAGGATTTGTTTCTGTGGAACCAACATCGCCTGGTCCAGAAGTAGTACCAGCAGCGTTTTGGTTAGATTTACCTTGTCCACCTGGCAGGGCTTCATCAACCAATGCTTCTGCACCATCCGAAGAGATGAAAGAAGCACGCATTGCAAAGATAAGTCCCGTAGGACCAGTCATAGGTTGCACACCACAAATGTCATACGCAATCAAATTAGGCATGGCACGGCGAACTAGCGAAATAAGAATCGGATCCCAGTTAGAAATCGATCCACCAGTGGAGTTAGTAGGTGCGGCTTCCGAAAGAAACGCAGCATCTTCTCTCATGGCTTTTTCTTGGTTTTCTAAAATAACAGTAGTGACTGCACGCTTATAACTATCCTCGATCCTTGGAAGATCAGGATGCTCTAGGACTGGCTGCCACTTTTCTTGTAGATGTTCTGTTTGAAACAT